GATGAAATTAAACATGATCAAGCCCTGGGTTACATAACAAATGCCCTGGGTGTTGATTCACAGTCAGAATATGAGGCGTTAAAACTACGTGATGCGTGGGAGGCTCATCCTGACCATACAATATTAAAAGCTTTAGTAGCAGAACGTGCAATCTTCTTTGTTATCCTACCTTTTTTTAGGTTCTGTGGTGATGCTGGTCTTAGGACGACCTCGGCAGATATCTCCAGAGACGAGCAAATACATGTTGCCTGCAATTCTCTCGTATGTGCTGATATGGGTCTACGGTGGAGTAATTCTCTGGACAAACTTAGGAAAGCCACCATTAATTGGGTATTCCAGCCCCTAGGTAGAAATACCTACGATAAATATTTAGACAAAAAATTCTGGCTCGATGCTAGTGATCGGTTAATGTATGAAGGTAAAGCACCTGAATTTTCTGAGACACAGCGAGCTAGAATGCCAGCCTTTTTTGAACATGCAAACACAAATCTCCCTCAATACTCTTAGGCTCCATAACAATAGGTTAGATGAGCTAATCAATAAGTTAGAAGAGAATTTTGGATGGCAACCCGTTCATCCTAAAGAAGGTATTGAATCAATTATGTACAGATCTGGTCAAGCCAGTGTCATTGAATATATAAAATCTATTATGGAAGAGGAAATTTAATGTGCGTAGGAATAGCAAACTTTTTGCGTAGCAAGGCGGGGATGAGTCCTCTTGCAGGAGGAGCTGGTACAGCACCAGATACAATTCCAGAAGATCCTCAAGGTGATGGGTCTGGTAGAAGAGACTATCGAAGAAGAAGACGTAGAAAAGAAACAGCAGGAGACTACTGGGATTCAAGACGAAATAGAGATAGAGCTTGGGAAAAACAACCTGATCCAAAGGAGGATTTGAGAATTCCTGAACCAGATATAAACGATCCTAACCCAACACCTGATGGTGGAATTAATTACTAAAAAATACTATGTGTAAAAACCCTTTTAGATCACCTAAACCTCCAGCACCACCACCACCATTGCCTCCAGCACCACCACCTCCACAGGTACCTAGAGCTGATAGAATACCTTTATCAAAACAACTAATTGAAGAAGTTAATCCACAAGTAAGGAAAGCTAAAAGTAAAAAAACTAAGAGTCAATTAGCTAAAGGTAGTAGTCAATTAAAAATTGAACTTGATCCACGGGTCGGTGGATCAGTACCAGCACCTGAAGGTGGTATAAATAACCCTGTACAATAAATAAATTATGAATGCTCGTGAGCGTTACAATAAACTAACTGATGGTAGACGGCAATTCCTTGATACCGCAGTTAGTTGTTCTCAACTCACGTTACCATATCTAATAGATGATGATCTCTCAACAAAACAAAGTCATAAAAAACTTAAGACACCTTGGCAGTCTATAGGTAGCAAGGCGGTGGTTACATTAGCAGCAAAATTAATGCTTGCATTGTTACCACCACAAACTACCTTCTTTAAACTACAAGTAAGAGATGACAAGTTAGGTGAAGAGATCCCCCCTGAAATAAGAAGTGAACTAGATCTATCTTTTAGTAAGATGGAACGAATGGTTATGGATTACATAGCTGCATCTAGTGACCGTGTAGTTATCCACCAAGCACTTAAACATTTAATTGTTGGTGGTAACTCACTTATATTTATGGGTAAGGATGGTTTAAAAAACTTTCCTTTAAATAGATATGTTGTTAACAGAGATGGAAATGGTAACATCCTAGAAATAGTTACCAAAGAATTAATAAATAGAAGTGTCCTGGGACTTGAGCTACCAGACAAAGAACCAAACTCAGTGGTTGATGAAACCAAAAGCTCTGATAGGGATGATGTTGAGGTGTATACCTACGTCAGACTAGATAATAAAAGTGGTAGATGGATCTGGCATCAGGAAGCATTTGATAAAATCTTACCTGACAGCCGTAGTACATCTCCTAAGAAAGCTAGTCCTTGGCTCCCATTACGTTTCAATACTGTAGACGGAGAAGACTACGGTAGAGGTAGAGTAGAAGAATTTATAGGTGACTTGAAATCTTTAGAGGCTTTAAGTCAAGCGTTAGTTGAAGGTGCTGCAGCTGCAAGTAAGGTGATCTTCCTTGTGTCTCCAAGCTCAACAACTAAACCAAAAACAATTGCAGATGCTGGTAACGGTGCAATTGTACAAG